GCAGTGGCTCGTATTCTGTCCGCGTTGTAAGGGGTTGAGATGGCTGGAGCACTCGACAAGGTTTTCAAGGAAGCAGCTAAGGCAATCGTTGCGGACCTTGGCGACAGCCTAGACACCAAGATCGACTACACCCGCAAGTTTGCTGGAACGTATGACACGGCTAAAGGTACGTTCACGACATTCGACATTCCGCATTTTGATTTGAAGTGCCCGATTGAATTTGTTCGATCGGAGGAAGAAGAGGGGCGTGAAGAGCGTAAAGCCCGGATTTATATCTCGCCTGATCAGATAGGCGGCAATCAGCCTACGTTCCAAGATGAGGTGACGTTGAAGTTTGCTGGCTCAAGCCGTGCTGCTCAGATCACCGATATTGAGACGTTTCGTGGCGGTCAAGAGTACTTGTATATCTTGCTGGTGAGGTTCTGATGGCTAAACGCGCTGGCACGGATCAGATTATGCCCGACCTTGAAGCTCATATGCAGGAAAGCTTTAACCGGCTTACTCGTGAGATCATGCGAAAGCTTGCGACCAAGAAACGTAGTCCTGTATATACGGGTTTCTTTGCTTCAAGTTGGAAGGCAGACAGGCGCAAAATTCAACCGACTGATGAGCTGGAGGAACCCTGGCTCAGCCTTAGTAAGGCTAAATGGACAAGAAAAGGAAATAGAGATGCTAAGGGGAACAAAGAGTACAAAATTGATCCCAGATTCTATCCACCCGATGAAGAATTTAATTACAAACGACGTGTCTTTATTGGCAATACAGTTAAGTACGCAGTTTGGGCGTTAGAGGACGGAAGAGTACAACGCTTTGTCCAAAGTCCAGAAATGCGGGAAATGGTCAAACGCCATTTTAAAGAGCGTCGTAGGGCATTGATTTCCGTTGCAGGCAAAGGCGGCGTCGGGCAGTTTGGATCGTTCAAAGGCAAGACCTATATTGATTACTTTGAGGTGGCGCAATGACTCTTGTAAACGCTCGCGCTGCTTTTGAAAAAGCCGTAACGGATGCAGTTGCAGCTGCCGACAACACAGTGTTGATGGTCTACGACAACGTGGCATTTACAACGCCTGGTAAAACCAAAAAGTACATTTTGATGACGGTTAGTTTTGGTCAGTCCACGCTCCAGAACCAAGGCGCAGCACAGGACTACTATGCCGGAACCATCCAATGCAATGTCTATGTACCCAAATCTGCTGGCACGGCAGTGCTTTCAGCGATTAGCGAGTCAGTCATTGACGGCCTGACTTCAGTCAATGCCAGCGGTTATACCGATACGTTTAGCACCAAGCCCAGAGTGCTGGACATCGTTGGGCCTACACCGTTAAACATCGAAGACAGGTCGCATTTTGTTGGGGTGATTTCTTGCCAATTTACGGCAACAGCGTAGTATTCTATTGAGAGCAGGTAACTCCTCAATGCGAGCGGTAGAGCTTCTTCGCAACAAGTTTGGTGTCAGTCAGCTGTATAAGCACGCGGTCGAGCAAGACGGCGAGGTGGTGCTGGAGGTTTACTGGCACCCTTTGACCATTGCTGAGCGCGAAGCGATTCAAAAAAATGCTGATTCAGAGGACTCGGGCGATTTTGCGCTGAGCATGATGATTCGCAAGGCATTGGATGCTGATGGCAAGCGGTTGTTTCAGGACGGCGAAAAGGCAGTGCTGAAGAACTCGATCGAAGCCGCTGTGCTTCAGGACATTCAGCTCGCCATGCTGTCTTCTGGCGCGGAAAACAAAGTGGAGGACGCTAAAGCGAGCTTGAAAAGCTAGTAACGATTGGTTTTTCATCTTTTTCCTTGCCGAAAAGCTTGGCATGACGGTTCATGCGCTGACGCAGCAGCTGACTCAGGAAGAGCTGGTGAGCTGGTCAGCGTATTACTCGTTGAAAAACGAGGAAGAAGAAAAAGCTAGAGACCAAGCGAAGATGGTTCAAAAGGCCAAGATGCGGTAGGCACGATAGACTTGGCTGAGCAGTCGCTGTACGTTTAGCCATGGCCGATTATGGCATTAACATTGGCGTAAACGTACAAGCGCAGAGTGTTGCTCGCCTGACGAATCAGCTAAAAGAGCTGATTGCGACAGAAAAGAAACTTAAAGGTCAACTAAAAGAAGCCGGAGCCAATACAGACAAGTTAAATAAACAACTCGAAAAAAATACAGAACGACAAAGAGCAAATAAAAAAGCAGCTCTTGATTCTGCTAAAGCTTTTGCGACTGGTTCTGCTCAAGTCAGAAAAAGCTCTGCTGCTTTGGCTGAGCAAAGTAAGCAGCTTGATGCTTACCGGAGAGGCGTAAAGTTTGGCTCAGGTGCTTGGGCTGACTTTACTCGCGCCATCGTTAAAACTGATTTTACTCGTTCAATTATTCAGCTAAGACGGTTAAACAAAGAAGCAGAGACCACTGCTGCTGCCTTCAGGGATATGGCAGCAGGCGGCGGGCGTTCTGGAGCGCAGTTTGCAAAAGGTCAGTCAATTCAAGATCTGCTTGCGTTTAAACCTGCTAATACAACCAACGCTCTCCGTAATTATTCAGAAACACTGCAGGGGGTTATTAGTCAGGTAGACCGGGGCACTGCAGAGTATCGAGAGCTATTTGCAGCGATTAAACGGGTCAATGATGAACTTGCAAAAACGCCTGCTATTGCAACTAGCAACCAATACGCAGCACCAATAGGCCCTGAGCCAAGAAAAATGGGGATTGGCCAGTCCTTGGCAGTTCGCAGAAGAATCAAAGGTCGAATAGGCGGGGCAATCGGCGGAGGATTGATTGGCGGTGCTTTCCCTGCGCTGTTTGGTCAAAGTATGCAAGCGGCAGCACTAGGCGGCATCGGTGGTGCAGCTGGTGGTGCTATTGGCGGTCAGTTTGGATTTGCACTGGGCATTCTTGGCACAGCGCTTGGAGAAGCTGTTGACAAGCAAATTAAATTCAACAATGCACTTAAAGAGTTAAACAAATCATTTGCTCAGGCTGGCAGCGAAACAAAACTTTTTGCTGAAGATATTGATAAACTTGCTAAACAGCTAAAGATTACAAAGGAAGAAGCGTTAGAACTTGCCGGAGCGTTTAAATTTCTTGGCGATCCAGGGCTTTCTACAAAAGCTGCTGCATTGTTCGGTTCAAAAGCTGTATTTGACCGTATTGCTGGAATTAAAGACGAAGCTACGTTTTCTGCTGCAATTCTTGGAATTGCTGAAGACTTTAATGATGAAGAAGCTAAAAAACTGTTCTTCCAAACCAAGGGTCTTAGCTTCGATGAGAGAAGGCAGGCTATTGCCGTTGCTCTTAACAGGCTGAAAAAAGAAGAAGTTCAGCTGACCAAACAAGAAATTAGAGCGCGTGGCAGAACGTTTAGTAGGCAGGCTTTCCGGAGAGGAACTCGTGGATTTGCAGTAGAGGAAAGGACTCCTGTTACCGAGCAAGAAGCAAGGGTGATTACCGACCCACGCGCAGAACTCCTTGCGTTATTGGACACGGATACAAGCACTACTACTGATCCAACAATCAACCTCAAGAAACGACTTGAGATTGTTCGTGGTCGAATAGGAGCAGAACAGGAGCTACTTCAGCTGCAAGGCAGACAGTCACAGGCAGCACGGATTATTTTGACTCGTGAGCTTGCAACAACAAAGGCAAAAGCAGTTGCTACAGCAGAGCTGGAGAAGTATGGCGATCAAGAAGATCAAAATTTAATCAAAGCTAGAGAGTTTGGCGAAATTCAAGCGGCAAACCTCAAGTTTGAACGGGAGTCGCTTCAGCTTGCAGAAGCAAGTCTTGCTCGAACCAAGGACATAGCAAAACCTCTCCAAGATCAGCTGAATGCAATTAAAGACAAAGCAGCGTTTGAACGTGAGTACGGCGAACTAATTATGGCTGGCGTCGTTCCAGCGGTTGCTCAACAGACAGTCGAGATCAACAAACAAGTTAAAGAGATCGACAGGTTAAAAGAAAAGCAAAGCGACGAGCTTGACTTCCATATTCTGAATCTTGAGGCTCTGAAAGCAAAGGCAGGAACTGCAGAGCTTGAAAGAAAAATTCAGGAAAAGATCAACAAACTTTTGGAACGCAGGTTGGAGCTGGAAGGCAAGGCTAAAGAAGCTAAAGATGCTGCCCGCGATGCCGAAAAAACTGATCGCGATCGGTTGGAGGATGCAATCAAAGCGATCCAGGGTCAGATCAATACGTTGATGGATCCCGTCAATCAGTTGATTGCTCTGTCAGAGAGCCTGGGCAACTCATTTGCTGAGTCGTTCCGAGGCATTGTCACGGGCAGCATGAGTGCTCAGCAAGCGTTGGCCAACCTGTTCCAGCGCACAGCGGATCACTTCCTTGATATGGCTGCACAGATGATTGCAGCTCAGTTCAAGATGAAGATCCTGGGGATTGGCCTGAGCTTCTTTGGTGGCGGTGGTGGTGGTACGTCACCTACAGCAAAAGCCGGAACAAGCATCCCAAACCTTGCTCCTAGCTTGGGCGGCGGTGGGTCTTTGAATGATCCGAAAGGGCTGTTTACTCCGCCAACACTTATTTCTCAAAGAGCGATTGGTGGAGCGGTTGGCGCAGGCCGTCCCTACATGGTTGGCGAGCGTGGCCCTGAGTTGTTTGTCCCTGGAGCGCAGGGCAATATCGTTCCAAACAACGCAATGG